CTAAGCAAATAACTGATTTTGAACTTTTGATGGCTATGGTTGAAGTTCAGGAATACCAGAAACGGACAAGGACAAGCTGATGGGCTATAAAGAGATGGACAAGGTTTGGTTGCAGTCGCAGGCCGTTAAGACAGATAAGTTGATTCTTCTGGCTATCGCTAAGACTTACAACATTGGTAAGGGTTCGTGGCCTAGTCAAAAGCATTTGGCTGAGTTGTGTGGGGTTAGTGATCGTGCTGTTCGGTCAGGTTTGAATCGGCTGCTGAAACTGGGTGAACTTGTTTGGGTGAAGGGCAATAGCCATGGTAAAGCTAACTTGTATTTGATTAGTTTTCTTGAGTCTGACTATACAAAAACTTCCTCATTGGAGATACAAAAACTTCCGCTTAAAGTGCAAGAAACTTCCGCTGAAAACGACAAAAACTTCCGCCCATTAAATAAACAATTAAATAAATTAGATAAGGGCAGAAATCTTGTTTTTGATTCTAAGCCTGGTTCTATCTTTTGGGATGTTGTTGCTCAGGCTAGACCTGATTTGAGTTTTGTTGAGCGTAAGGAGTGTTTGGAGAGTTTTGCTGTGTCTAAGGATGCTTGGTGGATTGATAATGCTCGTACCGATGAGATTTTGTTGAATAAGGTTTTGGCATGCTTTCCTAGTGCAGATGGGAAACGATAATGAGTGAGATTGATTTTGAAGAGCTTGTTATAGGGTCAATTCTGAATAGTCATGGCAGGGTGCTAGATCATGTTCATCTTGAGTCTTCTGATTTTGATGCGCCTTGGTTTGCTGAAGCGTTTGATGTGATTCTTGATTTGAAGGCTCAGAGTAAGGCTATTGATGTTTTTACTGTGTCTGCTCGTTTGAATCCTGTTGCTAGGCAGAGAGTTATTGTTGCGACTGATTTTGCTGTGATTCCGGCTCATGTTGCTTCTTATGTTTCTAGGGTTGTTGAGCAGAGTGTTGATCGTAAACTTCGGATTCTTGCTTTGGAGATGGCAGGTGATGGGGATGTTGCTGCGCGTATTGAGCAGGTGAAGCAGGAGATGCAGAAGTTGCAGCTTGTTGAGTCTTTTGAGTTGCCTGACCTTCGCTATGATTTGACGCTTATGTTGTTGGAGATTCGTAACCCTAAGCGCACTATTGCTACTTGTTTCAGTAAATTGAACGCGCTTATTGTGGGTTTGAAGCAGTCTGGGTTGTATGTGTTTGGTGCTCGACCAGGGGTGGGTAAGACTGTGGTTGGGTTGCAGTTGGCTTGGGAGATTGCTCGGACTGATGATGTGCTGTTTTTCTCGCTTGAGATGGATAAGAGTAGTTTGTTGAATAGGGCTGTTGCAGGTGAGTTGAATATTCCTTTGGATTCGATTGAGCGTAATGAGCTGACTAATGTTCAGGTTCAAAGTATAGATAACTTGATTTCTGCGACTAGAAGTAAGTTGATTATTAGTGATCGTGGTGGGCAGACTGTTGCTCAGTTGCGGGCTTATGCTTTGGCTGTTTTGCAGAAGCAGTCTGTGAAGGTTATTGTTGTTGATTATTTGCAGTTGATTACTGCTGCTAATGCGCGTGCACCTAAGTATGAGCAGATTTCTCAGATAAGCATTGATTTGAAGAATTTAGCAAAGGAGTTAGGTATTCCTATTGTTGCTTTAGCTCAGTTGAATAGGCGGGTAGATAATAAGCCTGACGATAAACCTAATGCTTCTGATTTGCGTGATTCAGGGCAGATTGAGCAGGATGCTGATGTGATTGTTATGTTGTCCCGAAAGCAGTCTGATGTTGATAAGGGTAGGGATGCTGATTTGGAGAAGAATCAGGATTGGGATAATTCTTTGATGGGTTTGAAGAGCCTAATTACTTTTGATGTAGTAAAGAACAGGCATGGGGCTACCGGTGTGTTTGACCTGGTGTTTGATGGCAGATTTAGCAGGGTAAAAGACTTACACTAGAAATTGTGGTTGAAGATAATAAGGTTGAGTGTCGGCGTTGCGGGTTTATGTGGGCTGTTGCAGCTGAGAAGCGGGGTCGTAAGGATCTTCTTTGTATTAACTGTCGGGCTAGGAAGCAGGCTGTTATCCAGTATGGGGTTTTGCGTTGTATTCCGCATGAAGGTTTGGTTGATGTTGATTTGAACCCGATTGATGAGTCAGGTAAACTGCTAAAAGCAGGTGAGCGTGTTTGTGGGCATAAGGATTGTATGAATGAAACACATATTGTCGCACCCTAACCTTAGACTATGTAAGTAATACTCAAACATCTATTAGAAAAGAGAAATCATGGCTCAGGTCAAGGTAACAGGTAAAGTAAATAAAGTTTTTGGGGCAAGCTCACAAGGGCTATCGCTTGTTGAGTCCTATAAGTCGGCTACTGGTGAAGATTACACAAGGACTTGGACTGTCTGGTTTGCTGTGGCACATAACATTGCGGTTGATGCGGATGTTACTGTTACAGGGCAACTATCGGCGAAGATTGAAGATTTTGAAGATAAGACTGGTAAGCCTGGTCGTAAAGTCAAGTTGGATGTAAATAATGCTGTTGTTGCTGATGCACCTAAAGTTTCTGTCCCTACTGACCTTCCCTTTTAGTAGATGCAGAATTGGGGTGTTGGCTTTGTTTTAGGTTTCCTTTGCCTAAATAATGCGCTTGCTACCCCGCAACCCCTATCAGCCGTTAATGGTTTGGTAGGGGTTTTTATTTGGTTTGTAATGTTTGTGAATTGGTATGGCAAGAAATAGTTTTAGTTTTACTGTGTTTGGCACTGATCCTGCGCCTCAGGGTTCTAAGAAGTATGTTGGGACTAGGCGCACTGCTGCCGGCAATAACATTCCGCTGATTATTGAGAGTTCACCTAAATTGCCTGCTTGGCGGAAGGCTGTGAGTGATGCTGTTATTCAGGCGATGCAGGATTCAGGTGATCTGAGTAAGTTTGATGGGGCTGTAAAGGTTGAAGCAGTGTTTTATTTGACTCGTAAGCCTTCTGTGAAGCGTGAATGGCCTATTGTGCCACCTGATGTGGATAAGCTGACTAGAGCCTTGTTGGATGCTTGTAAGGCTGTTTGGACTGATGATGCGCTTGTTGTAAGGCTTGAAGTGTCTAAGAAGTATGCTGTGGGGGAGTCTGGGGTCGCGGTTACTATCTCTAATTATCCCTGAATTGTTTACCAAACTGTAATCTAAAACTTAGTCCTAAATGCTTTGCTTGCGCGACTATTTGAGCATAGAATAGACCTATCAGGTCAAAAGGCTTGATACGGACAAACAAAGGACAAAACAAATGATTACTTACAAAGAAGCACCTACTGTTCATGCTCAAGGTTTGTGGGACAAACTAAACAAGGCAGTCGAAGCTAACCCAAACCTGGATGTTGCAGGTTTCTTCCTAAACGAGATTATGAATGAAGTTGCATCTGATCTTGTTTATTGTTGCTACTGTTCTGATACTGCGGTGAAACTTGTTTGCTGCGGAACTTATGATGGTTTGACTCAGGTTACTTCTGAGAACATGTATGCCATCGCAGGTTATTACAATCTCAACATTTGGCAGATTGATGAGTTAGAGCAGGCTGTCTGCGATTATGAAGAATCATCGCCGAAAGTTGATTCTATTTATGATGAAGTTGAATCAGATTGTATGTTTTGTGTTTATTGTGCTACTGCTTCTGTAAAACAAATTTGCTGTAACGCTATGGATGGGCTTGTGCCTATCAATCTAAATAATCTTGCTGCCATAGGTCATTACTACAACCTAGACATCGGACAGATTGATGACTTGCAGCAGGCTGTTGGCGAGTATGAAGAAGAATTGCTAGGTGCATAATGTCTAAGCAACAGATTTGGGAATTGCTTGAGATTTATCGTGAAATGCAGATTGCTAACACCATAGAGCAATACAATAACGCGTTTGAACAACTACATGAGTTTATTGAAGATAACTGTTTGAAAGGACAAAACTAATGAGATCACCGGAAGAGTTATTTCTTGACGCTATAACTGCTTATCGTGCCTGGATAAATTGTGGTAAAGATTTTCTAAATCATGCTGATTTGTTTGATGTTTGGGATGATGCTGTTACTGCTTATGGGCAGTCAGTGTTTCTTGAGCGTAATCGTGCAGTTCATCAGGTTCTACAAGGTTTGGAGTTAGTGAAATGAAATCATTGTTAGGGATTCTTAGCCTTATTGGTTTAGGTTATGCAGCTATGTATTTTGTGGCTGTTGCTGGTGCTTGGATTTGGGGTTTGTGATGGGTAAACGATCACTTGGTTCTAAGTCGTTGCTG